TGATGCGTTCGATGTGGGCGGCACCGGAGTTCGGTTGCCCTTGCTTGTATAAACCCAACAGCATACATGCCTTGTCGATGGCGCTGATTCTGTTGCGGTCGGCGGTGCCTTCTGCGTAGATGAGTTCATCCAGCTTGGCAAGATACCTGAGAGTATGTTCTTCCGCTGATTTCTGCGTCAGGCTGCGCAACCTCTCCTGCGCCAGCCTGATGTAGCGGCCCGCCGTGCCGTCGCAGACCTTGAAGGTTTCTCTTACCCACTTGCGCAAGGCTGCCTTGCGGTGCGGGCCGAATTCGTTCTGCTTGGCGATGACTTGCTCGACTACGGCAAGCTGCCTGACCACGTTGCTACCTTCTAACCTTCCATCCATGAAGATTATCTAGTACGAAGGTCTGAAAATCCCGTGGAGAACCATCATGCGGAAGAACATGACGGATGAGGAGAGGGTCTTGTCGGAAGTGCTGTCGGGATACCTGACCACGGACTACGAGGCGCAAGTCGTGGTCAACTTCGGGCCGGGCGGTGTGGTCGTGTGGGTCGAAGAACTCGACCAGAAGCGAGAGGTACGGTGGACGTGGCGGGATGTGGGGCGGGCGCTGTGCGGCGGGCCGTGACACAGTTTTTGAAAAAACCGCTCAAGAGTGGTTGGCGCAAAGGCTGTGTCATGGTAAGATGGTTCTAGGTGTCAAGGGACACGAAGGATTACGAGGTTACGGCCCCTAACCTTGATTCTGACGGGTCTCCCCTTACAGTAGGTCGCTCAGTCATCAGGAGATACGACGATGGCGGTTCACAGCTATCTCAGGTACAGCCGGGGGCATCAGCGCAAGGGCCGGTCGGAGAAGCGGCAGACGCTCACCGCCGAAGGGTATTGCGCCCGTCGTGGGTGGACTTTGGACACCGGGCTTTACGCTGACCGTGGCGTGAGCGGTTTCCGGGGCGACAACGTGGAGACGGGCGACTTGGGCCGGTTCCTTCGGGACTGCGAATCCGGCAAGGTCAAGAGCGGCGATGTGCTGATCGTCGAATCGCTCGACCGGCTTACCCGTGCCAAGGTTCGGTCTGCCCTGAAGCTGTTCTTGTCCATCATGGAGTACGGGGTTGTCATCGTGACGCTTGACCCGGAGAGGGAGTATTCCGGTGCCAAGCTGGACGATGAGGGGTTCGGCTCGCTGCTTGAGGCGCTTGTCATCATGGCCCGTGCGAATGAGGAGAGCGAGAGGAAATCGTCCAGGGGCAAGGATGTCTGGAAGGGTCGGCGGGTGGACGCCAGGGAGAAGAAGAAGCCTACGAACGGTGCCTGCCCGAAGTGGTTGAAGTACGACGCTTCGGCCCGCAAGTACGCCAAGAACCCGGAGAGGGTTGCCGTCGTGCGCCGCATGTTCGACTTGTGCCTTGAGGGGAAGGGATGTCGGCAGATCGTCGGTATCTTCAACCGGGAGAAGGTTGCCACGTTCGGGAAGGCTCGCCTGTGGGATGTCGGTGCCGTGGGTCGGGTTCTCCGGTCGAAGACCGTGATGGGCGAGCATCAACCGAAGGTGCGGGACGAGAAGGGTGGGCGAGTTCCTTCGGGCAACCCCGTCCAGGGGTACTACCCGGAAGTCATCACGCCTGAAATCTTCTGGCGGGCGCAGGGGTTGTTGAACGGGAGGAATGTGTTGAAGATTCGTGGTCGGGAGGGCAAGGAAGTGGCGAACCTGTTCACGGGGTTGTTGTGGTGCGCTGAAGACGGTTCGCCGATGCAGTACAAGAAGACCACGGCGGGCAAGTACCTGGACAGCGAGAGAGCCTTCAACGGGGAGATTCGTGGCAACGGGTTCTTGTACCCCATCTTCGAGAAGGAAGTCTTGGCCTTCCTGGCGGGGGACTTGACCCTTGAGCGGCGGGATAAGGGGCCGAAGTTGGCTAAGGTTGATGCGCTGGACGCTGAGTTGAAGGCTTGCGAGATTCGGTTGAAGCGGACGGTTGCTACGATGGCGGCATGTGACGACGAGGATGTTCACGCCAGCCTGGCGGAAGTCTTGGCTACGCAGACGCAGCAGAAGAAGGCGTTGCAGCACCAGCTTGACCGGGCCAAGGCTGATGCGGAAGGCGACAGCGCCAAGGACATGGAGAGCCTGAAGAACTTGATTGGGGTGTGCATGGAGTGCAACAGTGCCTTGAGGGAGGGGCATACCTCGAAGCTGGTGGACATCAGGGGCGTTGAGGATGTGGGCGATGTGCGGGCGCAGATCAAGAACAAGCTGCGTCTGTTGGTGTCGGAAGTGTGGGTTTCCGTCAAGGCGGAAGGGTGGCGCAGGAAGACTTGCACGGTCGAGATTCACTTCCGCCAGGGTGGGGTGAAGGCTCTGGAGATTCGCACCGAACCGGGCGGCAAGGTCACTTCGGAACCGTTGATGGGTTCGGGGTTGAAGAAAAGGAAGGCGTAGCGACTACTATAGGGTGGTAATTCCTTGTAGGATTTATCTCCTGTAGATGAGTTCACCCCAGGCATGGGCTAAATGCCTGGGGTGATTTTCTGCGCCTCGTGGATAGATACTTGCGAGATATGCTTCTAGTGCTTGATTCCTTCAACCCCGCCCACGGTGCCTAACCTCCCGTGGGCGGGGTTTCTCTTCACCTTGAAGTCTTCATGTTGGAAATTCATTTCCAAGTTGAAACTTTCACTCTCTTCGTCTTCCTTCTTCGATCACCGCCCTTGCCACTCGTAGGAAGTCGTCGTTGTCGAGAGTGGTAATCCATTCGATCACGTCATCCACGGTGTCGGGAATCCATCTCCCCAGGACAGGAAGGGGAACATCTTCGTTCAGGTCTTCTTCGCCCTCATCCTGGGGTTCTTCATCAGGTTCATCATGATGAGGAGTGGCGGGCCGTCCCTCGTGGGGTGGTGCCTGTTCGTCTCGTGGCGGTGTACGAGGGGTAGGTGGGCGACGGGTGGAGAAGGCTGCGCTTAACATCGCCAGAGCGTCGGCAAGGGTCATATCGGGGTTGGCTTCAAGATGTGGTGCGAGCCAATCCCAGCGCTCGGCGATGCGGATATAATTCTCGGCGTGTCGTCGGGTCATGCCCACGTTGGGTTGCACCCAGGCAGGCCACACGCCCGGCCCTTCGGACACCTTCTGTTCCTTCAACCTGGCAAGTGCCTGTCCTGCCGTTCTGGCATGTTGAAGGATTTCACGGTGAAGCCTGCCGATGTTCTGGTGCGCTTCTCTCGCTCGTGCGATCAGGTCATGTTCTTCTTCTGGCGTCAGCATGGTCTAGTCCCCATGAGGTAAGTTCTCGTGGAAGGTAGACCACGCTGACGCCTTTAGGTTCGGAACTTTCTTGGTTGCCCCGTGGAGGCGTCTAACCGCTCGTATACGGCACTTGGACGGGTCAGGTATACTCCAGCCTCAAGAACAGGTCGAGTTCGTCTTCAAGAGCCTGGATACGCTGTCGCTGGTCTTGGTTCCATTCCATCTCCATCTCTTGAAGCCACTGCTCATAGCCTCGTTCGTGGTTGATGTAGGTGTCAAGTTCGGCTAGGTCTTCGGGATGCCAGAGATACCATGTCATCGTCTGTAGTCTCGTGGTGGTGGAGTGGGAACCGTCACCGCCCCCTGCACGGGCGGTGACGGTAGGTGGTGGTCTAGGGTACGCTGGCATGTGCTTGCGGGGGCGGTAAGGGGCCAGTCGTCCTTGAGTATTGTAGTGCTGGTGTCCTGCGTTCCGGGGCGAGTATTGCAGAATTGAACGATTAGTTATAATCCCTTGCTCTGCATCTCTCGATTGGATCACGAACCCCGTCGCCCCCGCCGCTCGAAAATGCCGGTGCGGGAAACGGTGTGTGCAGTGGAGGGGATTATAACTAATGGTTGCCTCATGCTCCATGTCCGCAAGACTGAGGCAGCAGTCAGGCTCTAGTGTACAGTCAGTCTCAATATCACCCCACGACACCGTACCCAAGTCGAACTCGGTATCGTGGCCTACAGCGATCTTCGCTTTCCACCACTTGTCAGGCCAGTGAACAGGCTCGCACCAGTTGGCCTTGCTGAAGTGAATGCCAGACGGGTAGTGCTTCGGTCGAATGGAGTTGATGTCTACGATACGATTGGTCTTGTAGATGTAATCGCATACCCTCATCACGTCATGTTCGGTAGGCTTTCCATCAGGGTTCGTCTCGCCCAACCTCTCGCAGTGAACCTTCTGGTGGTCCCGGTTGTTGGAACGAACATTCCACTTAGCCAAGGCTGCCCGCCAACAAGTCCGACCCAGATCATGCAAGGCTGCCCTCTCCATCATCCCGATAGGCAGGCGCAAGAGCATGTTGAGATGAGGAATTCCATACATCCACTCAGGCACTATCAACAACGGCCAACACTTCCGCTTGCACTTCAAGGCTGCCTTCAACAACTCGATGAATTCCTTCATGATGCCGATGAAAGCACCGGATTGGGCAACCCAACAGTCATAGTTCAAGGTGAAGTAGAAGGTATCCCAAGCCGTGAAGTCGAAATACCACTTGCTATAACTCTGGCGGTGCCGCTCGTGGTGTCCGTGCAACAAGCATGACTTGCGCTTACACTTGCCGTAATGAGCGTTGCACGAAATGTTGGGAACGAGAATATCGCTGAAGTGCCAATGCGGAACCCAAGTTCCGTCGTCCCAATCGTGGCCGCTCCACCCGTGGACGGGATATTTTGCCTTTATACTCGCTGGGATTGAGTATTTGGGTTGAAAACCAGACTTGGATTGACTATATTGCTTATACATCTTCACTTCAACACAACCCGCCTTTGGTTAGCCACCGGGCGGGTTGTGTTATTTTAGACGACCACTCCTCACAAACCTAACACTCGGACATCACTTTCTTGATTTTGTGACTGTACAACCACAAAAAGAGAAAGTGAGTGAGAGTGAGGTTTACAAAACGGAATTCTATCGTAGTATCGGAAATAGAAGGTCATGCTGCCAGGCAAACAATCACCGCCGCTCCGTTGCGCAAATGTGCCTGGCAGCCTAGAAGCGTGATGGAGCGGCGACCTATTTGGTACTACGAGGGGGTAGGCCAATGAAGAGTAGGTGGGCATTCCAGAGGAAGGTGAACGCCAAGGTGGTGTTCTCCAGCACCAGCTTCGAGACGGACATCGCCAGGGACATGGAGGCGAACGCCGTTCCGAAGTTCGAGCAAATCTGCGCTCAACTGCGTATCGCCCCTGCGCTGGTGGAACACCTGATTCATGCCACCGCCCAAGAGGGCAAGTGGTTGTGCGGGCAGATCGGCAACCAGACGCTCACGGACGCCTGGGAGTTGATGAGGGATGAACTCGGACTGACGATCTTCAAGTTGGCGGGCCGGAAGTGAGAAAGAGGCGAGAAGGGGCGTGGTAAATTCCCACGCCCCTTTCTCATACCAACACCTTCTCGACACGAGGGCAGATCACCGGCTTGCCCGTAATCTTGTGGATCAGGAATGCCTGTTCCGGGCATGACTCCATGAAGAAACCACAGTCCACCTTGCCGTAATGCTCGGCCTTGTGCCGGGCCGCTGTCTCGCTGGTCAACTCCACATCATCAGGCAACATCTCCAACCGCTCCCAGCGCACTCCCCAGGCTCGCAACGTGGCTTCCGTCTGATTCCTCGAACTCTCGCTCCTGCCGGTGACGATCAACCTCACCGGCTGCGCACGAGGAAGCAAGTACGGTGTCCCAGGCTTGCCGCCGCTGAGTTCATCATGGAGAAGAACTCCATCAAGATCGCAGGCACAACCGGCCCTGAACCACGAGGAAGCAACAGGGTCACAAGCGCCCCAAAACGGGCCGTTGTTGGGCAAGTTCCACTCCAAGAGATGTGGTGAATGAAGGTGCCGCACATGCAAGTCATGCTGGGAAGTTTCCAAAGGCAGGGCATACACAACGCCGTAGACGGCTGGCAAGCCACGCATTCGCCTTCTGGCCGTTGCCATAGCCGCCCCGCCCCATGAGGTATCGTCTATCACCGCCAACGGCCCATTGACCCTGTACAAGCCCGGCCCACGAGAACCGGCGTTCATGGGCACCGGCCCTGCGCTGGTAAGTTCCCACAAGGGCAAGTGCAACAAGGTCGAGATGATGGTTGCGGGTATCATGCCAGAGCGAGGAATTCCTACAACACCAGAGATGTTGGGAGGAAGCACCCCAGCCAAGGTGATGGAATCCTTGGCGAGTTGAGATGTTGAAATCCACTCAGGGGCCGGGCCGGTATCTTCAACCAGCTTGTAGCGGCCCGGTCGGATCATGACTGACCTTCTCATGAAAAACTCCCGATGATGCCTGCCCATATTGGCGGTGACGAACTCAGACTTGAGACAGTGGCTTGGTAGGTGCCGGTGACGCTTACGATGTCGTCGCCGTCTTCCAGACCGATGGTTGCCGCCCCGTCGATGACATCTTCCTGTTGGTCGGCGGTGAACCCCGTACCCCAGGTTCCCCACACAAAGCTGCTCGTCTCGTCCTTCTCCAGAATGGCGGCAGTGATGAACTCCTTCGCCACGGTTGTAGTGATGGAACCAGAGGTTGCAGTCGAGCCGGTGCCGCTGTTGGTGTTCATCTGGTCGAGTGTCTTGGTGGTTAGGCCGGTGACGTACTCGATAAGCCACATTGCGTCAGTGTCGGCGGTGAAGTCTACGCTGATCGTCCCTGTTCCCCCGGCTGGCATGTACCACATGGAAAGGTTCCATGCGCCGCCCGGTAGGTCGATTGCATTGACCGCTGTAAGAGGGATGCCCCCGAAGGTGGGGCCGCTCAAGATGGTGACACCGCCCGTTTTCTTGAAAGCCAACTTGAGGATGATCGGCCCACCGGCAGGAATGCCCGTGGCGCTGAAACCCAAAGTGTCAACTCCGGTGACGCTCTGCTTGTTGAGTTCAGTGCTGGAGATGCCTCCCCCTCCACCACTTCCTGAGCCTGAGCCTGAGCCTGAGCCTGAGAGGGTATAGCCAGTGAGGATACCACCCGTGAAGGTCATGGAAGCCACGTTCGCCCCTGTGGACTGGTCTTTTATCGCCCCCGCCGTGATGCTCATGGAGATGGACCGGCCCGGCAGAATACCGCCGAACCCGTCGTTGATCCAAAAGTAATCGCCTGGCGTACTCAGAGCGCCCACGATGAAATCACCGGCGCTAGAGTGCAACCCCAAACGTGGGGAGGCGAAGAAACTACCGTCATACAGGGCCAGCGTCGAACCCCAACCGCCAACCAACCCGTTCTGTATCCATGACAGCGCCAGTGGTGTCCCACGCAAGGATGCCCCGGAACCTTGGGCGAAGTATGGCAAGGTGTAGAGAATGGCGTTGTAGATACCGCTACTGCCACTCCCGGAGACTTGTGCGAAAGGTTGCAGTCCCCAACCGGATGGAGTTCCCCCACCGAATATGTTCCCCATCCCGACAATCACCGGCGCAGGGATGCCCAACCCGCCAGTCTCCGGGTTGAACTGCTTCGACCCGTATATCTGCTCGTCCAGGTTGGTGATGCCGCCGATGTTCACGTTCGCCCCGGTCGGGACAACATGAACCTGCGCAATCCCGGTGCCTGGGTTCGTCCAGCTTATGCCATCCTGCCCGTCACTTTGAGAACTCCAATCTATCTCCTTGATGCCGGTGAAGCTGGTGCCGGTGAACCCGTCCTTGACCGTCATGCCTCCCCAGGCGAGTTGAACACTGCCCGATGATGGGTTGGTCAGGATCAAGTCGCCCCCGGTCGGCGGTGCCCCTTGGTCGATCAGGATTGTGGTTATGTCGGTGTAGGCCGGTGTGCCGGTGCTGTCTTCCACGGTCAGCGCCGCCGGGATGGTCTGCTGCCCAGCGTCGAACTCGTAGTACACATCGCCAGCAACGATGCCCCTCAACCTCACCCACACATAGAGCGGCACGTTCACATGCTGGTTGTTGACTTCCACCAGAAACGGGCCGTTCACATCATCGCCGGCCCGCCCTCCATCCGTGGCGCTGTACAAGCCGGTGTCAGGAGAGAAATTCTGCTCGGCCCATGTGTAGTACCAGAAACCTTCCGTCTGCGTCACCGCCGTTATCTGCACAGGGAAGATTTCGCTGATGTCGTGGTCGTTGTCGTCGTATATCATCATCCCACCACTTGTACGAAGTCAGGGTCAGTCCACAACAACTCAAGCGGCGCACTCGGCCACGATGGGATGCTCGCCGCACTGGCCGCATAGTGAAACTTTCGGGTTAGCGTCCAGGGTTGCAGATTATGCCCTGCCTGTATGTAGTTCCTGTTAGACGGTGCCCCAGCAAGGTCCGTCGCCGTCCGAGTCGTGTAGCTAAAGTTCAAGGTCAAGTTCATCAGCTTGCTTGGGTCGAACGTGCCAGGCGCAAACCCAATTTGCGGCACCGGAGGTTGATACATCTCGACATCGAACCCCAGGTACAAGAGCGAGCCTGCCGGGAAAGTGCTGCCCGCAATCGTCATGGAGTTCTGGTTCACTCGACCTATCCACGGCGCACGAGTTGTTCCGCCAGTAATGTAGCTTCTCGAACTCGTGAAATACCTGTACGGCATCGCCACCGTCTGTACCCTCATCATCATGTTGGGAAGCAGCATCTTCAGCTTGGCAGGGTACGACTTGCCGTTGGGGTTGAAGCCTCCAAAGGTGGTGCCGTTCGTCACGAACTTCATGTTGCCCTGTTGGGCAGACACGAACTCGAACGCCGACGTGATATGCGGTTCCGTCGTGTACCTGTCCGTCTCAGTGGCGTAGGTGTAGTTCTGGAGAGTGGCGGTGCTGTCCGTGTTCACGTCGGGATACCAACTTGCAGCCACGGTCGAGATGTAGCTATCAGGCACGATGGGATACTTCGGCTGCGTGAACCCTACACGGAAGTCGTACTGCGAGTACAGCAGATATTCCGACAACGTGGGGACGATGAGGGTAGGGTCAGAGGCGAAGCTGGTCGTCTGCCCTCTACCCCTCATGTCGCTTATCTCGCTCGCCACAAGCCACGAGAAGTTGGGATCGGCCAAAGGCATAGACCTACTCATCCTACCGTCAGCGCTGACGAATACGCTCGTATCACCGATTAGCTTTGTTATGGCGTTCGCCAAGTCCGGGTTGTTCTCTACGTTCGTCACCCGGAACAGTCTGCTCTGCTTGCCGCCCTGAAGGCTGAAACCGCCGTTGTCGGGCGATGGGTCGTCATACGCCAAGGTCAAGGTCGCTACCATCATCTCCCCCACAGTCTGCGTGATATGATGCCAGGCAGCCCGCCCGCCAGACCGGCAGCGGCATCCTTGGCAACCTCGAACCCCGCCCGGCCACTGGTTCTCAACAACTCAATCAACACGTCGAGTTTCTGAACCAAGGTGGTGAACTTGCTGTCTCCCCCACTCTGCAACTTCTCCAGTTCCTTCACCACATCGGCGAATGACTTCTCCTTTTCGGTCGCTGCGCTGCCTGATGCTGTTGCCGCCGCCGTAGCCATCTCCTTCGACAGCGCCTCAACGCTCCCGATGCTCGCATTCCTGGGGGCGGCAACCTCCCCTGACTTCGGCTTCAAGTTCTCAATCAGGTTCGCAAGGAACTTGTCGGCCCCGAAGAACTTCGCCAGCGTACCGATGAAGATGAGGAAGTTGGCGGTGACATCACGCAACACCTTGGCAAGCTGGGCGAACAAGTCCTTGAAACTCATGTCAGGGAGGAAACTCTTCAAGGTCTGAATGAGCGTCTGGAACACAATGGACACCGCATCAATCCAATCCGCCAGACCTTCCGCTATCACACCCATCAACTCACCGAACAAGATGATTGGCTTGGAGATGAGCGCCAGACCTTCCTTGAACACGTTCAGGTACAACGTGACCAAGTTGAAGATTGCGATTACCGGAAGCAACTGTTGAACGAAGTTGCTCAGAAAGTCGGCTGCGTTCTTGATGAACGGCATCAACCCCTGGAAGCTGGAAACCAGCAACCTGACCAATGGCAACATCAGGCTGGCGAAACTATTGCTGACTTGCTCGACGACCGGACGAAGCTGTTGCATCACGGGAAGGATCAAACCGCCGATGCGCTGGAACAACCCGGTGAGAACCTGGAAGATCGGCTCGAACGCCACGCCTACCGTAGCTTGTAGGTTTCTGAGGCTGTCCTGGAAGAGAAGGATGGTTCCGGGGGCGAGCGCTTCAACGAAGGGTTGAACGGCGTTGATGGCTTCACCCACCTTGCCGATAAGATTACCGAAAGCCTTACCTACAGCGGCACCGGCAGGGCCAAGGACACCGCCCAGCATGGAAGAGACACCAGAGACGGCCCCGCCCATCGCCCCGAACAAACCGCCCGCCGACGACACCGAGGATGTCAACCCTCCCATGATGCCTTCGACGTGACCAACCGCCCCGGTGAAGGCTGAGAGGGCACCGCCCGCCCCGCCAGCACTTGCCGTCAACCCGCCGAACGTGGACGCTAACCCGCCGCTGATCTTGCCCAATGCTTCCGCCAACCCTGCCAGTGCCCCTTGTAGGGTCTTGCCAGGGTCGGTAGGCTCTTGGGCCGGTGTAGGGGTTCCTTGGCTTCCAGGGGCCGTAGGAGTGGCTTGGGAGGGCAATGGGAGGGGCGGAAGGCTTGCCGCCCTCGCTGGTGCGGTAGGCTGGCCCTGTGGGGCGGCAAGGTGGTTGAAACTGGAGACGACGTTGGAGACAGCCGAGTTCAACGAGGAGAATGTCGAGACGATCTGCCCGCCGACCCTGCTGACGCTTTCAGATAGCGAAGTCAGCGCAGACGCAAGGCTCTTGCTCAGTTCCTCCAAGTCCGGTGTCGTCTGGTCGCTGTCCGTCATACTTCGCCCTCAACTGCTCCTTCGCTGCGTCAAGTTGCTGTTTCTCCTTCCATCCCGCCCCCATGAAGGCTGCAAACTCGTCCAGAGCGGCAAGTTCCCCTTCGAGGGTGGCAGGCACTTGCCGTTGTTGGTTCTGCGCATCAGAGGGGAACTTGATGGTTCCGTCCTTGTTCCTGGGATGGAAGTACAACTCGTGTATCTGTCGCTGCGTCAACCTCCCAATCTCCCAGGGGCGCAGGCCGAACTTGTCGATCAACACCGCCCATATGGCTCGCTGCCGTAGCGCCTCATTGGTCATTGGGAAAACTCAAACCTGGGAAGCTGTCCCGCATGGCACACCTGAACAGGCCAGTCAACTCGGCTCGCACAGCCTTGTCAGACAACAGCGCCAGGACTTCCTTCTCGTCCACGTCCAGCATGAGCGAGAACAACGTGACGGTGTTGCTGGCGTCCTTCAAGGGGTTGCTCTCTCCCTGTTGCATCATGGAGAACTCACCGGCCATGTAGCGATCTGCGAGAGCGGTCGAACGGAGTTCGTAGGCTTGAGATGACAACACATCCTTCACCGCCAACAGACGCTCCTTCGCCTTGGCGAACAGACGCTTCTCGAACTCTGCCATCATGTTGTTGTCGATGCAGTCAACATGGTACGACTTCCCCATGTGGGCGAAGTCGTACCCGTCCGCTGTCAGTTCGGGTAGTGTACTCATTAGCTGATGCTCGCTGTGAAGTCGCCGTTGGACTGGAACACGATGTTTACTTCGTCCGGGTTCTCAACATCGGCAGTCAACTTGATGCTTTCGCAGAGTGTTGGAATACTGATATTGATGCTCAGACTGTAGGCGACGACTAATGTATATGCCGACCCGACAGCGAAGGTCATGTTGCCGCCATCATAGGAACCACGACAAGTCAACTTGGCGTCTATTGGGCCGTCAACAAACTGACGCTTGCCACCCGACAAATACCCGGTCACATCACCAAGTTTCGACTTCATCTCAACGTCTGTGACCTTGAAGTTGTAAGTCGTCATGCCAACTGTCACGCTGGCGTCTTTACCTGCAAGTGGATTGAATGCCATAGCTTCTCCTTAACTGGTGCTTCCCCAAATGAGTACGGTCAAGCTGGTCATGGTCCCGGCACCACTGTTCGTAAACGTCAACGTCTTGTGGGTCGAGTCAACCGCCGAACCTGTGTCGGTCGGGCCAGCCGAGTAGCAGAAACCACTTCCTGCCGGTGCAATGATCGTCTCCGTGGTCCCGCCGAAAAACCACTGCTGAGGGTTGGCAGCGCCCGGCCCGAAGGTGCAAGGCTGCCCGACAGGCAACACCATGATCCCCAGCACATGACCGAAGCTAAAACTCTCGCCCACGAGGTTCGTCAAGCTGGTCAGGTCTACCGTCTCGCTGCCAGACGAAGCTATGCTCGTGTACTCAAGGGCGGCAAGCTGGTTGAAGGTGGTGAGGTTGATGCCGTTCAAGTTGAAGTTGCTGGAAGCCGGGCCGAACGTGGTTGAGGAGAACCCGCTGTTCGTCTTGCTCAACTGCCATTGGACGTTTGCATTCAGGGTCAAGTTGCTCAGTGGCATGTGTCTCCTTACTGAAACAATGTTGCTCTCGCATTCAGCGAAATGTAATCGTAGTTGTCGGCCACTTGTTCACGGTCAAGAGGCACATCGTACTCAACAGACAAGGCGAGCGGCCCGGAGATGGCAACAAGCGCTCCTGCGATCTGTTCTCGCCACTGTAGGTATGTATTCAGGTTCGTGTATTCTTGAGCGTCGTTTGGCGTGATAATCACAACCTGAACCTGGGGACTGTAGAAGAAGTGATTGTTGTAGCTTGCCCGCCTGAACTCTTCTGGCGTGTCCCCAGGACAGACGATTACCTGCGTTGGAGGGTCTATCGTCTCTTGCTTCAAGGGCAGCTTGCGAACGCTGATGGGTACAGGGTTGCCGCTCAAGTTCAGGTTCAGCGCAGAAAGCGAGGAGACTATCGAAGTAATCAAGTCGTTGGTGTTCAATCGCCCTCCATCACTGCGCTACCATGCAAGTCAACTTGTACCTCGTCTCCAACGTCCCAATCTCCACTTCCTTCACGATCCACACAACACCGTCAGCATCCGTCAACTTGTCGTTGGCTTTCGGTGTCACGGGAGACTGGTTCGCCCAAATGTGAAAATGAGCAACGCTAACCGTGATGTTCTTGTTTCCGTCCTTGAGGGTCTTCGTCGTTGCCCGTTTCAACACGTTGGGCACAGTCACACCAGTTGGGAACGAGTTGAAATCGTTCACTTTCGAGAAGTAGGTGACGCTGTGCAGGTTGTCCACACAAGCGAAATCAGAGCCGATGGTAAGCGTAGACATTTCTGATGTTCCCCACGAAGAAACGGCCCCTCGAACCTGACTGTATCCAGGCTTCCACCACATCGACAGGAACCCCATCGTAGGCGTAAGACTGGCCCTTGAGGAAGTTGACGATGAGAGTGTTGCTGGCGTAGTCGTACTTGAACGACCTGATGGCACTACTTCCCGCTGTCGGGTAAGTCATGCCTGCGTACAAGACGGCAGCGTAATCCGCAAGTGGCATCTCACAACACCATCCTCGTTCCTATGACGTAGGGGTTCAGGGCGATTACCAGTTGGTTCGCATCCTGAATGCGTTGCAACAGCCCCGCCCTCCATTCCTCCCTGGAAACAGATTGCCCGTCCAGGGAGTAGGAAGGTTGTGGACTTACACTGTCGTTGGCGAGAGCGGTTGCCCAATTCGCTATCGCCGTGTTCAAGCTGTCGGTGACTGCCATTTCATCAACCTCATCAGTTGGTGTTCTGAACGACGTAGTGAGGATCACGAACGACAGGCACACCGTACCAAGAGCAGTACCAAGCGTTCACGATGTCGGATTGCAACATCTCGGTTGTCAGGGGGTTGGCCTGAACCACAGAGAGCGGCCACACTTCACGCCAGACGAAGGCACGCTTGAAGGAACCAGCGTACCAATAGATGTCAGCGTTGCTTTGGGAAACGCCACCGTCAACAAGCTGCTTGTTCCAGATGGGGGACGAGTAAATCTTCAACCTGGACGGGATCGGGTTGGCGGCAAACGTACCGACACCCGATGCTCCCGCCAGACCGCTCGAACCCTGCGTACCAAGAATCTGCGTGGCGTGTATCACTGCCCTCGCTGCATACTCCACGTTCGGCGACACGATGGCATCTTCCAACGGTGCCATGATGGGATAGCCCGTTTCGTACTCACGCATCAGGTTCAGCTTCGCCTGGACGTTCTGGACGGAGACGTAATCAACAAGCTGGTTGCTCAGGCTGTTGACGTAGTTGTACTTTGCTGTGGTGCCGGTGCCCGCCGATGTCTGGTAAGTGTTGTTCGGGTTGTCGGTCGGCTGGCCTTTGTAGATGAAGGTATTCGTCGTGCGCCCCGTCATGAACCCAGGCGTTCCGGCAGCGATGTTCTCGCCCTGCGCCACGCCAGCACACCAATACTCCTTCACATAGCCAAGGCTCTGACCCATGCTTTCCGCACTGGTCAGAAGTTCGCCGCTCAAGTCGTACACCACTGCCTCACGAGTTAGAGCCAGTTTGAGAGCGTACTTGACGTTCGGCTGTGCAATCACCCAACGCTCGGTCAGGCCGATGGACGGATACTCCTGCCCTTCAACGGTCGGGCCGTCTGGCAGCGACACGTTCGGAATGCCAATCATCTTGCCGCCGTTTACACGGGTCGGCATCGTCTCGAACAACTGGTCAGAAATAAATTCTGGCAGTTGGTATCCCTTCAGGATGCGTACTTCAATCAACCCGCCGATGGTCTGGTTGAAGGCGTTGATGTCGGTGAAGTTGCTGGCGCTGACCGGGTTCAAGGCTTCACGCAACTGAGCGCTGTAGGAATCCTTCGTCTTGCCATTGTGTAGACCGGAGACGAACCCTTGTCCCAGGAACTCCTCGGTCAAGTCTCTGATGGAGAATTCTTCAGCGCCAATTTGCGCCTTCTCAGCGTTGTAGCTGGAAGGGAACGTGCCTTCGGGGTTTTCCTTGGTTTCTACACCCAGGAGTTCACGCAGCTTGGAGCGGTAGTTCGGGCCGCTCTCCTTCACTAGCTGACGGACGTTTCGTGCTTTAATCATGTGTCTCCTTTAGCTTGCGGTCGCATTCACGGTGTACAACAGGAACGATTGCAAATACACAACTAACTCAGTTGCGCCGCTCGCTGCTTCTTCGGCCAGCACACCGATACTCAGGGTCGGGCCGCTCACTATGGCAAGCTGTTGGTCTAACAAGTTGTTGCCGGTGTCCTTGTCAGCGTTCACGCATTCGCCGATGTGGTGGGCCGCTCCCAACGCTGCACAGGGGTAGGCGAACACGCCACGGGTACAAACCCTGATGGCAGTAGTGTAAGGGTCGGACGCTAGTTTCTGGTCCATCGCCACACCCAGGAACTTGACCCTGAACTCTGGTTGGGTGGTTGCGAGGTTGGTGTCCCAAGTGAAGGCGCTTGCAACGGCAGCAACACCGCCGTTGTCCCAAATTAAGTCGCCTGGGTTAATCATGGTGCTTGCAGGCGTGGGGATGGTGGTGAACTCTTCCCATCCTCGCCTGAACCGATAGTTCGGTGTCGATGCCGTCACAGTCATGTTTAGTTGCTCCTCAAAACGTGAACCCAATCAGTCTCTTTCTTCGTGGCGGCAACAGGCTCGCTCGAACGAGGTTGCTTCACTGCCTTCTCCCGCTTGTGCCAGGACATCAGCTTGACACGAGCGCTGTCGTCTTTCATCGACATCAGGCTCTCTACAAGCGTCTCCTCAACAGGCAGGCTGTTGTTCTCCAGCAACAGCCGACAGTGCTTCTCCAGCTTCAACTGTTCGTACTCAGCCTTCCAAGACTCTTCAGTTGATTCTTCTGCCTCTGGTTCTTCATCAGGCTCGCTGCTCCCGTCGCCGACGATCTTTTTCTTCAATTTGATTGCGTCTTTGACGAATTCCTCTTTCCCTTCGCTGACCAGAGCGGCCACGAGTTCGCCAAGGATGGTTTCAACGCTCTTGGCTTCCGGTTCCTCGCTCTCGAAGAGTGACTTGACCGTGCCAGGGTCGGCAACAAGGTCAACGCTCCTCAGACTGTCGATGCTTTCCACGATGGTTTCTCCCTTGTTGGATTTCTTCACGGTGCCCTTGCCGTTGATGCTGAACCCCATGACATCGGGCATACGCTGCGCTGCTTCAACGATGGTTGCTGCGTAGGGATGGGCGGTGAGGAAATGGAAGTCAGCATAGGTGCCGTCTTCGCCCTCATGCACGTTGACCAGCTTGCCCACCCGACGCTCTACGCTCGCTTCTGTGCCCTTCTGGTGGTCCAGGTTGACGTGAACACCTTCCATCAGCTTGTGAGCCTTCTGGCGGGCTTGCAGCGGGTACAGGTTGCCGTTCTTGCTCACCGGGCCAAGGAGTTTGATGTTCTTGATGACACCATCTTCAACTTGCGGTGTGCCCCAGCTTGTAGTTTCCTTGATTGCTACCGTCATCACGGTCTGTTTACCTCTCTGGCGTACTCTGCTCCTGGCGTGGTTGACTCACTGCCCACTGGTTGCATCATCGGGGCCGGGTCGTTGTCGTGTACCTTGTTTTCTCGCTCGGTTTCCAAGTCGAGTTCTTCCCGGTCTGCCCACGTTCGCTGAGACAGCAATCCGTTCTGATACAGGAGCAAGTTGCGTTCGGTTTCTTCCTTGGCATTCCTGACCACGACGGGCGGGCAGTGAACGGAAACCATCACTTCGTCACAAGCGCCTTGAGGAAGTCGCCCTTGTTCCTCTGCAATATGTAGTACCTTCACCATGATTTCTTGAAACTTGCGACTGTACAACTTTTGTTCTTTCTCGCAGTTGCGCACGAAAGGGCTTTCTGCTGTGAGTGAACTTGCATAGTTGACGTTGCCGGTGTCGCCTGAAACCATCCATTGCGGTATCTGCCAGTAGGCGCTGAGAGCCTGATACGCTTGTGCCAGGACTGCTGTAGCATTTGCGCCCTGACCTTTGGGGCCGTCTTGGAACTGAAGACCTTCAGGGATGTCCTGGACTTCGCCAGGTACGACCATGTGAGTGGCTTCAAGTCGTGGGATGCCGTTAGCTGTAGGGAGTGGCGTGTAGTAATCGGTGTTGTTGGACTGTAGGCTCTGCACAGTGGCTTGTGGTGCCTGCGAAAACTGTCGGATGTAAGCGATAGCCTGCCTGACGCTTTCGCCCATAATGCTCGCCCTCAGTAGCTTCTGGACAGCTTGAAGTGACTCTTGGGCGCAGAAGAAGTCAGACAGGCCACGACGGATCACAGCGTCTACGTTGATCTTCATTTGCACCATTTCATCGGTGCTTACTTCATCGCCGTTGCTGATGTTGCCGTCATAGGTGACGTAGTACGCCAGCACTTTCTCTTTGTCGTCGGGGTTCACCTTCACTCCGAACAACCACTCCGGGGACTGGTCTGGTGGTCGTACCTGTTCAGGCTCAACTACCCGTATTTCGGTGGTGCCGCTCGCCTGGGGGAAGAGTCTCAAGAAGAACTCGCCATCTCTCCTTGACCTTCGGAAGAAGTCAAGTTCTCGCTCGAACCAGTTATTTCCTTCCATGAACTCATCAAGGATCGCCTGTGCTTCCTTGGCGTAGCGGTCTGACATGCCAGGCTTGGGCACGACGACGTACTCGTACCCGGTCTTGACGATGTAGTTTTCCAGGCTGCGTATGACTCCTTTGGCGGTGAGGTTGGTGTCATAGAGGAAGCGAGAATACATGCGGATTAGGTCGAGTTGTGCTTCGCTGACCCAAATGCCAGAGTTGAAGAGACGGTAATCCCAGCGAGATGGGAACAGCGGGAAGATGAGTCTGTTCCCATCGAACATCTGACTGAACGGGTCAATCAGGTCGTAGGGTGGGCTGTACGTCAGGCTCTCGCTCAAGTTGCGTTGTAGCCTGTGTACGGCAATCTCTCTCTCCAGCTTGACCTGTTCAAGTTCTTCGGTCAGTTGTGCCTTCGTCTTCTTCATCACTTAGCGAACCCTATGACTGTGGCCTGCCCGTGCGAGGATGCCACGGTGTCTTTGACCATGACTCGATAGTATCTCCAGCTTGCGGTTGCTCCTGTGCAGAACAGGGTGGCGGCGCTGCTTGCGGATACGGCGACATCAACTCCGCTCTGAGCGGTGCCGGTGTTGTCCTGCGCCGTGATGTCGGTGAAGTTGGTGCCGTCCATGCTGCCCTGTACCTTCACGGTGATGCCGTTGGTTCCACCAGTTTCACGGATGCGGTAATGGATGGAAACAAGATGGTTCGCTTGGGCGGTGTCGATAGTGCTACCCGACACGATGACGTAGGAACTGGTGCTTGTTTGAGCGTTCGGTGTCACCATGATGGGCGACAACGTGGCAAGGATTTCTGCGCTGTTGGCTTCCGTCGTGAGTCTGCCGAGATTGAGGTAAGTCGTCATGGATGTAGTTATGCTTTCAACACCAATTTCTGTTGTGGTTTCTTTCCTGCGAGCAACTGGTTCAACAGGTAAGTCCCCATCGTCAGCGAGTCTGGCCCGTCGTCATGGTTGCCGGTCGGGAACTCTCTTATCTGCGACAAGAGCAACCTGTTGCCTGGGGAATTTGCATCAAGGTGAAGTCTTCGCTGCCCAAGTAGAGGAGTTAGCGCCATGCGGATTCTGACGTTCTTCTCTTCCTGGGTGGAAAATTCCCAAATGGGGCATGGGATTCCACGTTGGTTGCATCTCTCAAGAATCCACTTGCCGAAGAGTTCTTGCATCATGGTGCTTTCGTAGATGAAGGCATGGGGCCGAAGCTGGTCGAGTAGGGCGACAGCTTCAGACACCACTTGGTCGGCGGGCGCACGGTAGAACCAGCTTTGGACGTGTACATGCCCCTCGGTCGTCAGGACAAGGTAGGTGAAGGCTGCGAAGTCGCCGGTTGTGGACTTCTTGCTCTTGGAGGGATCGAGGGCGAGAACACGCAGCCTGATGTTGTTGGTGGGCATCCCAGGCGTCATGATGCCGTTGAGGTATTCTTCGGGCCATTCCCTCACACCGGGATCACCCAACGGGTTCTGTTGGTACAGGCATTCCCATATGTGACTCTGGCCCGAAAGTTCCAATTCGTCCTTGATGGAGAGCAAGCATTCTTTGCTGTACCTTTCGGGCCAGAGTGGTTCGTCGAGTTGCCGGCCTAGAGGGTCGGTTGTTGGGTCGTCACAGAGGGCAGGCAGGCGCAGGGTAGGCCAGTTCTCGTTCTCCAGCAAGCGGCCTACAAGGTCGTCAGGATGTCGCCGGCTGAGAACTACAAGGCACTTCCCGTCAGGTTCGAGACGGGAGAGGCAATCGGCCATGAACCATCGGTGTACGGTATCTCGCTGCGTGGGGCTGTTGGCCTGTGCTTGGTCCTTCACTTGGTCGTCTGAGATGAGGAGATGAGCGCCCTTGCCGGTGATGCTGCCAAGGGTGCCGCACGTCCGCATGGAGCCATCGGCCCCGTCGATGCTCCAGTTGGTTGCCTTGGCCCGGCGCTTGTCCACAGCGAGGTTGTAGGGTCGTCCTTGGCGGGCAACGATGTCTCGTGCTTGTCGGCCCCATTCGGCTGCGAAGTCCCCGCCGTACCCGGTCAGGATGATGTTCTTTTCGGGGAACATCATGGAGTACCACGCAGGGAGGAATTTCGAGATGAACCAGCTTTTACCGTGGCGCACAGGGAGTTGAATTATGCCCCTCGCTGGGCCGTCCGTCGCTATGATCTTGAGGCAGAAGCGTTGAAGGAGAAGAAGGTGCTTCGTGACTTGGTACTTCGGGTTGCTGGTTCGTGCCAGTTGCAGGGGAGTCAGAAGGTTCGTCTTGTGCAAGTGCCCTCTCAAGATTCCATGTGTTGATGCGTTCGATGTGGGCGGCACCGGAGTTCGGTTGCCCTTGCTTGTATAAACCCAACAGCATACATGCCTTGTCGATGGCGCTGATTCTGTTGCGGTCGGCGGTGCCTTCTGCGTAGATGA